AAACAAGGCGGCGACATTAGATTCACAGACGGCACTGGCACACCAATTTCTAAATTGTTTGGCACAGGCTACGATATCGACACTGGTGCTGGTACATTGAATTTCTACGCAGCACCAACAGGCGCAGGCGAAGACTATATTGCAAGTAACTGGATTCCATTAGCTAGCGATGACTTTAAAGCAACTGGTACAGCTCCATTAGCTGATCCAGAAGACGGTCAATTATGGTACAACTTAGCATTTGGCGATGTTGATATGATGTATCACAACGGTACAACTTGGGTTAGCTATCGTGATGCAACAGCATTTCCAACATCAGATCCTGCAGGCCCACAGGTTGCAGCCAGTATGCCAACTACACAAAGTGACGGCACATCGTTAGTAACTGGCGACCTATGGATCAGTACTGCTGATATGGAAAACTTTCCAACCATTTACAAATACGACAACGATTTAGATGGTCCAGTTGGAACTCGTTGGGCATTAGTTGACAAGACTGACCAAACTTCAGAAGACGGTGTATTGTTTGCTGATGCACGTTTTGGTACAAGTGGTGCAACTGGTGACACAGCCGGAAACATTGTTGAATTATTAGCAAACAACTATCTTGACCCAGATGCACCAGATGCAGATTTATATCCACGTGGTATGCTGTTATGGAACTTACGTAGAAGTGGTGGCAACGTTAAGAAGTACACAACAAACTACATAAACAGAGGATTAGAAAATACAAGATTTAACAACAACGAATCAATGGCAGCATATGCCACAACACGTTGGGTTACTGCTTCTGCTAATAACGAAGACGGATCTGGTAGTTTTGGTCGCAATGCACAACGTAAAGTTGTTGTATCAGCAATGAAGTCAGTAACTGACACAAGTGCTGAGATACGTGACGAAGAACGCAGAAACTTTAACTTAATTTCTGCTCCTGGATATCCAGAGCTGTTAAGTAATTTAAATAACCTAAACATTGATCGTGGTATGACTGCATTTGTAGTTGGTGACACACCGTTGCGTTTAAGATCCGATGCTACAACATTAACAAACTACGGTACAAATGCTGCCGGAGTTGTTGATAATAGCGATGAAGGTATTGTTACATATGATGAGTATTGCGCTGTTTACTATCCGAACGGATTTACAACAGACTTGAGCGGTGCCAATGCAGTAGTTCCAGCATCACATATGATGTTAAGAACAATTGCATTAAGCGATCAAGTTAGCTATCCTTGGTTTGCACCAGCTGGTACACGCCGTGGTGGTATTACTAACGCAACTAGCGTTGGCTATATTGACGCAACAACAGGCGAATTCCAAACTGTAGCATTAAATGAAGGTCAACGTGATACATTGTATGATTTAAAAATTAACCCGATTCCATTCTTTGTTGGTGTTGGTTTAGTGGCGTACGGTCAAAAAACTCGTGCAAGAAATGCAAGTGCATTAGATCGTATTAACGTAGCACGTTTAGTAGTGTATCTACGTAGCCAGTTGAATAAACTAGCTCGTCCATATATCTTTGAACCAAACGATAAGATTACTAGAGATGAAGTTAAGCAATCAGTAGAGAGCTTATTATTAGAACTAGTAGGTCTAAGAGCCTTGTATGACTTTGCAGTAGTTTGTGATGAATCAAATAACACAACTAGCAGAATTGACCGCAATGAATTGTGGGTAGATATTGCTATTGAACCAGTTAAAGCTGTTGAATTCATTTACATCCCGCTTCGTGTCAAGAACACAGGGGAAATTTAATGTCTAACATTGAATATAAATATAATATCGGAGCATAACAAATGGCAATCACAACATTAGGTAATATGTCAATTCAAACAGCAGGTCCTGGATCAAACCAAGGCTTGCTAATGCCAAAGCTCAAATACAGATTCCGTGTAACATTATTAGGTTTCGGTGTAGAGGGCAGCACAGAATTGACCAAACAGGTAGTTGACGTAACTCGTCCAAAAGTAGGTTTTGAGGAAATTGAACTTCCAATTTACAACTCGAAAATCTATATGGCCGGCAAGTACACATTAGAGCCAGTAACTCTAAATGTACGTGACGACGCTAGCGGAAACGTAGTTAAATTAATTGGTCAACAAATTCAGAAACAGTTCGACTTCTTTGAACAAGCTTCTGCACGTAGCGGTATTGACTACAAGTTTACAACACGCATTGAAGTGTTAGACGGCGGAAACGGCGGAACTTTAGGTGCTGGTGTTTTAGAAACAACAGAACTTTATGGTTGCTTCCTACAAAATGCTGACTACGGTGACTTAAACTACGGTACAAACGAAGTAGTACAGATTGCTCTAACAATTAGATTCGATAACGTAATCCATACAGCTGGCACAGTTGGTATTGGTACAGACATTGGTCGTATTATTAGTCAAACAGCTGACTTAGGTGGCGCAGCTACTGGTTAATTTATATTAACTCAAAAAGCCCGGAAAATATCCGGGCTTTTTTTATGACTAAATATTTGTATGGCAAACTATTTTACAAGATATCTCACGCAGATTGGCAGAGGAACGTTAAATCCTAAAGGCCATATGGCCAACTGGCAACACGCTTCTCGTGTGTTTGTTGACAGTACCTATAGACTATCTCCTCGTACTAAATTTCTCTACTATGTTTATTTTGACATAGATAAAACAGCAATGCAGGCACCAGGATTTACAGCAAAGCACGGCGAAGAGCTAGGTGTGCTAGTAAAGACGGCTGAGCTACCAAAATTTAACTTTGAAACAATAACTAAAAATCAATACAATAGAAAAAAATTATTGTATAAACAAATAAACTACGATCCAGTTAATATTACATTCCACGATGACACACAGGGGATTGTAAACGCACTATGGGCCATTTATTACGGTACATATATTCAGGATCGACACAATCCGTCACAGGCATACAGTGCGTTGCACTATAGGCCTAGCGGAGCAGGAGCACTTGATAATTTTAGATACGGTCTTGATAGAAATAAAACAACTGACCTTTTCAAATCTATCAGTATCTACACAATGAGTCGCAGTAGATTTAACGGATATACATTAATTAATCCACGCATTACAAACTGGAGCCACGGCCAGATGGACTATTCTGCTGGTGATACAGTTGAAAGTTCAATGACTTTGAATTACGAAGCGGTTGCATATTCTTCAGGCATCGTTGGAAGGAATAGTCCTAAGGGTTTTGCCAACTTACACTACGATAATATGCCAAGTCCGTTGACAATGGCGGGTGGTGGAGTCTCAAACTTACTAGGGCAAGGCGGTGTACTTGACGGATTAGAAAGTGTATTTGGTGCTATTGGTAGCGGCGCAGCATTTGACAGTTTTGGTGGATTCTTAGGAACAGCAGTTACCGCAATCAATACTTATAAAAATGCATCAACCTTAACTGGCGCAGGACTTAAACAAGAAGCAATTAATATTTTAAGTAATCCTGCAAGTTTAGCAACCATAGGAGGTGTTATTGGAGCAGTATTTCCAAAAGCACAGGCTAGCAACGACACAACACCTGCCTCACAACGCAATTTAGTTAACCAAGGCACATTAGTAGATACTAATACTGCTTCAAACATTAATCAAAACGTAGCATAACTATGTCCATACAAACAAACTTACCACCAACAAATGTACAAGATAGTGCAGAAGCAACAAAGTTATTCTTTGATACATATGGGTCACAACCATTAGAATATCTTGCAACAGAAGTAGATGCTTCTGTAGCGTTTTTTGAGGGAAGAGGATTTGCTAGCGAAGCTGCTGTAATATCAGCTGCAATTTTATTAAAACAAGCCAAACTTGATGCAGTTCCGGTATTCAAACTGCTCGACCAGCTAAAAACATTTAGCGGCACACAAATAAATTTACTAGTTGGCGAAATATTAAACAACAATCGTCCACCAACTTCAACCTTAGGTTTCAAAACTGGAAACATCACTAAGGAAACACAGATTAGAAACATTTCTGCATAATGGCAAAATTTGCACAAGGCCGGTTTGATATGAAGAACCCTGCCAAATACATAGGAAAGAAAACTCCACTAGCACGTAGTAGCTGGGAGTTTGTGTTTATGAGAATGTTAGACGAACACCAGGGCGTTGAAAAATGGGCCAGTGAAAGTATACAAATACCTTATAGATGCCCACTTACAGGAAAATACACAATTTATGTTCCTGATTTCTTTATTCAATATACTGATAAGAATGGTGGCAAACACGCAGAAGTTGTGGAAGTAAAACCAGAAAGCCAAACTAAATTAGAAAGTGTAGGCAAGAGTAGATACAACCAAGAACAGTATGTTAAAAATATGGCAAAATGGGAAGCTGCTAATGCGTGGTGCAAGCAGCAGGGCATTAAATTTAGAGTAGTAAACGAGGGTGATATTTTTCACCAAGGCTCTAAACGTCGATAAGTAAAGATATGACAAAGAAACTGGAAGAACTATTTAATTTAGAAGAAAAAACTGGAATACCTGAACCTGTGGCGGTGGTAGAGGAAGAACCTGCCCACAAAGAAGTTCGTAGTATTGATGATAGTTATAAAGCTGTAGAGCAAATTACACGCGGCCTGCCTCAAATTAAAGAGTTAGATGAGCTAGGTGAAAAAGAATTAGACGATTTAGCTAAAAAAGCTGAAGATGCATACGACGATCTAATGGACTTAGGAATGAATGTAGAAGTACGTTATGCTAGCCGTATTTTTGAAGTAGCAAGCAGTATGTTAGGTAATGCTATTTCAGCTAAAACAGCTAAGATAGATAAAAAGCTAAAAGCAGTAGACTTGCAGTTAAAGAAACTTAAGATAGAAAAAGATGCAAATGAAGACCCTAACGATGTTATTAATGGTCAGGGTTATGTTATTTTAGACCGTAATGAAATGCTTAAAAAATTAGGCAGTAAGGACTAAATACTACTATGAAAACTTTCAAAGAATATCTTGCCGAGAGCAAAAAAGTTTACAATTTTAAAATCAAAGTCGCGGGCGAATTACCGGAAAACTTTGAAAAAAATGTAAAAGATCGATTAGGACGTTGTAAAGTATTAACCTTCGAAAAGGTTTCTACAACTCCTATTCAAAAACTTCCGTTGGATTTTCCAAATCATCCAAACACAGAAGTTACAATTTTTGAAGTGGTGTGTGAATACCCAATTACATCCCCAGAAATTATCAGCGAAATTAAAGAGATTGGCTTGCCAGAAAGCTGCTTCCGTGTACGTGGCAGTAGCGAACCAACAGAAGTTGATCAAATATTGTTACAAGACAATATGGAAACTGAGCCTTCCGGTGATGCATTATTAGATGATGCACAATACAAGGAAGTAACAAAAGTCAAAGCTAAAGACTACTTTGGTGATGACTTCAACAAAGGATTCTTAAAAGATTTAGCAAAGACTGCTAAACAACGTAAGAAAGACAACGAAGGGCAAGCTGAATATAAGTTGCCTAAAGTTAAACAAGATAAAGAAGGTACTAAAAGTGCCGTGGGGAGTAAGTAAATGAATTTTAACCAATTAATGCAAAAAATGCGTGAGCTAGATACACCAATCGGCGAAGCACAAGTACAAGAATGCGGAGACCCAATGATGGGCGGTATGACTCCCCCAATGGGCGGTCAAACACCACCAGCTCATCCGTCGATGAGTGTTAATTTAAATGCTCAAGGTATGGACAACATTGAAAGTTTATTAAAGTTAATGACCAAAGTAAATCCAGATATGATTAACCAACCTAACGGTGCTGACGCTCCCGGATTGCCAAAGCTATTGCCGCCTGGACCTAGTATTTCTAGTATTGGCGATTTAGGCAATCTAGATGCAGGACCATTAAAAATGTTACCTGACTTAGACAAAGGACCTGCTCCTGAGTTAGACGGTGGCAAAATGGGTGATGAACCAGAACTTACTATCGACCTAGATCAAGACGATGCAGGCGATGATGTAACAAAGGCTATGGGTGACATAGACGGTGACGGTGATCACGATATGGACGACCACGAAGCTGAAGAAGACGAACCAGAAGAAAAAGAAAAAGAAGAAGCATTTGGTAATTCAGCTCCAAACAGTGACGGCCCAGAATATCACGATATCAAAGCTGCTATTCCAGACGGCAATGATATAAACAAGCCAAAACAAATGTCTAAACATAGTTATAAACAAGGTGATAACCCTATGGCAATGGAAGGTGAAGAGTTACGTGCTTCCATTCGTGCAACATTAATGCAAAAGTTATCAGAAGCTAAAGGAGCAAAATAATGGGTGCAGTAACAAGAGTAACCGGCCTTCGTAATACCGTTGGTACGCTATATATGGATAACTGCAATATGTTTGTTATCCAAGTCCAAAACGTTTCCAACAGCAATAGAGATTTACGTGCAGAAGATGATGCAGTCGATGAAGCAGTAGAGTACATTGTTAAAGAATTAAATCCGTTGGCATTCTTTGTTGTTGATGCAGCAACTGGTCTTATCTATGTTGTAATGGATAAAAATATTAACAGCGCCAGCGAATTACAAGTACGTATTCGCAATATGGGTACAGCAGTTGGCGTAAACAGCATAGATGTAACTGGAACTGATGTTACGTTAGCAACTTCGTTAACATTGGCTTAATTTTTAAAATTAAAACCCAATAGGCTCTTCGGAGCCTATTTTTTTCAGTAAATAACAGTATGGCAAAATCACTAGACGGTAATTTAATTAAGAAAGCACACGCACCTCAGCGTTATACGTTAGAGGAAGTTAAGCACCTTGAAGCCTGTATGGATCCAGTCAATGGGCCGTTATACTTCTGTAAAAACTTTTTAAAGATTCAACATCCTGTTCGCGGATCAATCCCATTTGTACCTTACGAATATCAAGAACGATTGATCCAGTCATACCACAACTATAAACAGTCTATCGGTATGCTACCTCGTCAGATGGGTAAGACCACTTGTGCTACAGGATATCTTTTATGGTACACAATGTTTGTTCCAGAAGCACAGGTATTGATCGCTGCTCACAAGTATGAAGGTGCGCAGGATATTATGAACAGGTATAGATTTGGATATGAAAACCTTCCTGATTTTATTCGTGCTGGCGTGTACAGTTACAATCGTAATACTATTGAGTATGATAATGGCGCACGTATCCAAGCAACCACAACAACAGAAAACACAGGCCGTGGTAAATCTCTATCGCTAATTTATTGTGATGAGTTTGCGTTTGTACAGCCACCAGAAAAAGCCAAAGAGTTTTGGACTGCGCTATCGCCTACATTGTCAACAGGTGGTAAGTGTATTATTACATCAACTCCTAACAGTGACGAAGACCAGTTTGCTATGATCTGGACTGAAGCTAACAAGAAGTTTGATGAATTTGGCAATGAACAAGAGTTAGGTACAAACGGATTTCACAGTTTCTTTGCACACTGGAACGAACATCCAGATCGTGACGAAAAGTGGGCACAAACAGAACGTGCTAAAATCGGTGAAGAACGATTCCGTCGTGAGTTTGATTGTGAATTCTTAATCTTCGACGAAACCCTTATTAATGCTGTTAAACTTACTGAGCTTAAAGGTGAAGAGCCTATTATGACAATGGGGCAAACACGTTGGTATAAAGACATTGATCCAAAAGCAACATACTTGGTTTCTTTAGATCCTAGTTTAGGAACCGGTGGAGACTACGCTGCTATTCAAGTATTTGAAATGCCTGCTATGACACAGGTGGCAGAATGGCGCCATAACCTAACTCCTGTACAAGCACAGGTAAAGAATTTGCGTGAAATTTGCAAATACATTCAATTACGTGGAGAAGAAAAAGGCCACAGTCCGCAAATTTATTACAGCGTAGAAAATAATACATTAGGTGAGGCTGCGTTAATTGTTATTAGCAACCTAGGTGAAGAAAATATCCCCGGATTATTCTTAAGTGAGCCTATGCGTAAAGGTCACGTTCGTAAGTTCCGCAAGGGATTTAACACAACGCACCGCACTAAAATTACATCGTGCAGCCAGTTAAAAAATATGCTAGAAACAAAGAAAATGATCATTAAAAGTAAACCATTGATTTCAGAATTAAAGACATTCGTTGCCCACGGGATTGGCTTTGGCGCAAAAACTGGTGAACACGACGACTTAGTGAGTGCTGTGCTATTAATTATACGTATGGCTGCTGTATTAGCTGACTGGGATCCGCAGATTTACGATAAAATGACCGAAAAATTAACAGAAGATCAAATGCCTATGCCTATCTTTGTAAGCAGCGGGTTTTGATAAATATAACTATGAATGCAACAAATAACATTGCCACAGATTTATTCTATAAAATTAGAAGTCGCTTCACAGGCCTAAAATTAGGCTCCGAAACTGGTGAGATTACTATCAATCCAGAAGAAGCAAGATTCTTTGATTTTGATTATACAGAAGGTGAACAAGCAATTGGTCACGTTAGTATTAGCCTTGCTGAAAATAACTCTTTAAAAGTTTATTTTTCTACAGGAATTACAGAATCAATGGATGGCGACCAGAAAACTAACTGGTACGGATTTTTAAAAGAATTAAGATTATTTGCCAAGCGCCGATTAATGGCGTTTGATACTCGAGATATCGCTAAAGATAATTTAGATAAACGAGATTACGAATTTTTAAGTCAATACAACCAGCCTAAACCACAAGGCCCTAACACTGCGGTAACAGCACCGGTCGGAGAAAGCGTTATGAACGAAAGCAGCCTATATGGCACAAAAACAGTTAGTTATCAGAAACTAGAAAACACACGTTTGATTATTAAACATAGTCAAGCATTACCAGAAGGTGATGTACCAGGTGCAAGATCAAGAAACATCGGAGGATTGTTTGTTGAAAATGCAGACGGAGAAAGATTTAAATATCCTTTCATTCACTTAGCAGGTGCCCGTGCTATGCAACGCCACGTTGCAAACGGCGGAGTTCCGTATGATGATGTTGGTAAAAGTATTATCGGAATGAGTGAAGAAATTGCTCAACTAAAGAGCTTTGGCAACTACGTTGTCCGCAACGATTTAATGAACAGCGATACTAACGGCATTGTTGAACGCAGTTCAAATGCATTAGATGGATTACGTGAACAAATTAAGGCACTAAGCAAACAAAGTCATTACGAGGCCTACAAGAATTCATTCCAGGCAAGACAACCGATGGAAGTTCCGCAAGAAGTTGCAGAAGATTTTACAGAAAAATTCACAGTACGTAATTTTAAAGAAGATATTAAATCAGTATTTCCAGTTCTATACAGATTAATGAAAGAATCAGAGATAGGCTATGACGACATAGTCGAATTAACAGCACCTACAACAGCAGAGTCAGATGAAGATGTTGTTGAAAACAACGACCCATTTGGAAATTTTGAATCCTGGGTTATGACATTAGGCGAAGACAGTGCAATACAAAGCCGAGATCCCGAAGAGCAAGCTACAGCTATTAGAGAGTTACAAGAGTTAGTTAGTAACGAGTTTCCAGCAGGAGTAGATGGAATCAATGCAATTGAAAGTTTAAAAGGCATTATTGAAGATCCTAGATTACAACACGCAATCAAAGAACAATCAAAACAAGATTCAAACCTAGATGTAAGAGGCTTAGTGCAAGAGTGGCTAACTACTAATGCTCCAGAAACTTTAGAACAATTAGATTTTGGGGATTTACAAGCAGGTGAAACGCCGGCGTCTGCACTAGGGGGTGATACAACAGCGCCAGAAGCACCACAAGAAGCCACAGATACAGTAGAACGTGATCCAGAGACAGGCAAGGTAAAGAGTTGGAAACACGAAGGTGATTGGGAAAAGCGTAAAGGCCCTCCAAAAGACCCTCGTGGGAAAGTAACACATATGAGTGATGTTGCTCGTCGAAAGTCACAGCAAATGGACGTGAAAGAAGTTGCTGAATTTATTCACAGCTTCTATGATAGAGATTCAGGCACATTTCCAAAAGGCCCAGAAGGTGTATGCACTATGGTAGGCAAAAAGTTCGGTGAACAGGCAGAACACGTTGCTCGCAAGATGGTAGAAAGAATGGCTCCACAACAACAGAGTCCAGAAATTTCAGAATTAGCAAGAATTAAAGAATTAGCACGTTGGTAAAGGTTGTTCGTTGCGGTTAGAGGTGACTAAGACCTCGGGAGAAGGGTACTACGGTACCCTTTCTTTTTGGCTAAATGAAATTAAACTTTTGTGTAAACTTTTAGTCATACTAGAGCGTTATATATATACGCAGGGAATATTCTTTGCGTACAACAACATAAAGGAAACTTTAAAATGAAATCAGTAATCGCAATCATCGTATCCGCATTTGCTTTAACAGCATTTGCAGCAGAGCCAGCTAAGGCTCCAGCAACTCCAGCACCAGCTGCAAGTGCCCCAGCTAAGGCAGAAGTTAAGAAAGACGAGAAAAAGCCTGCAAAAAGCGAACCTGCTAAGAAAGAGCCAGCTAAAGCAGACGCAAAAGCCGCTACTCCA